AGAACATCATAATACTCATCAACAATTTCACTTGGTTGTGCATATTTTCGTACAATTGCCCAATCCCCATCTTCAATAAACTCAATTTCAGGGGATTTATCGTAGTCAACATGGAGAGGATTTAGAATCTCATAAATGAGTTCATCACTTACAACATCTCTACGACTGGTAACTTTTCCTGCAATTAGCCAATCAAACCATCCACGAATAAACTTTCGACTTACTTCAAGTTCTTGTTCAATAATATTTAGAGCCTTTTGCCCCTGAATAGCACGGTGATCACGATAGTCTCGTTCAAATGCCTGTTCAACCTCTTTTGGTGGTTTTGCTTCTTCTTGTTGTTGACCCTCCACTGCACCAAGCTTCTGTAGTTCTTCAATAAAGACCTGTTGAATAGCTTGTTCAAGTTGCTTTTTCTTTTCCTCACTCTTCTTTGTTGTCACATCATCATTCTCTACAACTACAGAATAGTTAAGGGGTCGTTTTCTTTTTTCACCAATAAGAAGGTCGATGATTGGCTTCAGAATGGGATAGTTATGGAGTTTTGCAGGAAAGTTTTGTCTTTTCTTTCCATAGGGTTGCAGAACATGTGTATAGTCTGCATCATCAATGACTCCATTGTATAGATCATATGCCTTTTCAACTAGGCTATGATCACTGTCAGGAATAGAAGAAAAATAGCTGATATCGTAAAAAGCATCAACGTTTTTCTTCTTCCATTCATCGTCTTTCTTCCTCTTAGGTAATCTCTGTCTTGGGATATCGGTCGACGCATTGCGTAGTAGACTCATTCGTTATTATTGGAATAGGTTTCTGTTAAAGAATTCATCATGATGTGCTTGTTGATCCTTTTTGGCAACAATGCGATCTTTATCCAACTGTCGCATATAGAACATACCAATCATTAGAGCACTCACACGGTCAAAGTTGCCATCCTTATTATATTTTGCAAGTTCTTGAAGAAGTGCAGGATCAACAATCGTATTCAGGACCATCTTTGATGATCCATCTTCATATTTTGCATATTCGTCAATTAACCAATCTCGGATATACACTTCTCCCTGATTTTTTGTTGAGCGGCTATTCATGGACATACCATATGCACGAGTTGTACTTTTTCGCCCTCTTTGTTTATTTTCCTGAATATCAGGCTTTTCATATAGGTATTGTAGAAGACGATGATTTTTGGCATATTCCATTACATTACCGCGATCATTTTCAAATGCAATTTTTGCATTGTAGTATTTTGCAAGTTTAAATAGATTACGATTATAATCATCCTGCCGTGCAGGACGACCTACATAACTGGCTACAATACAGTTTGCATATGATAGATCAAAGTTGTTCATTCGTTTAATTACATACGCTGCCCCTAAAGAAGATCCATCAGGGCTTCCATCATGAGCATATGGGTCATGGCAAATCATATAAAGGTTATTAGGAACCTTGTTGTCTTTATCTCGATATGGAGTTTCTTTGACAACAACGGCCCCTGATCGGTCACTATTCTTTGGAGTTGGATCCTTAAATATGGGTTTCTCTTCAGGGTGTGGATGAAAGCTTACACTTCCATCATCTTGTTCAAGAAGTTTCCCCGCAGTTAAGATCTTCTGACGATTTTTAGAAATGACCTTTGCAAGTTGACTGTTTAGCTCCCCTGTTGGAAAGATGTTTTTATCAACTTGTAAGGTAGCTTCACGGGGGTTAAACGGAAACTCTGCAATATATTGACTGTGTGCCCTTGGATCATCTGCTTCTTGTTTCTTCTCTCTCTGTGTTTCAAGATATTGCTTTGCTGATTCTTTGTCTGAGTTTCCATGTTTATCAATATGGCCATCAAGATTTGTATATGCAGGAACAAAAAATGAGCAAACATTATCCTCTGCTCCATCATCCCACTGGTTTTTAATCGGAAGTACATTATAGCTTGAGGGGTTATAAAAGATTTCTTCAAGTCCCTCATAATCAGCATCTTCTGTACCTCCAGTTCCGTAGGCGATCATTGTACCTGTAACATATTCTCCTTGCTCATATGAAGGACGACATACTTCCCATGCTTTTAATAGACCGGGAAACTTCCCTGCCTCTTCAAAGAATCCCAATTCTCCACCTTTACCACGAGCCTTTTCGGGATTATCCTTTAGTGATACTCCACTGATTTGATTTTTTCTTCCTTTCTCTACTTCAATACCATTTACATTTTCTTTATAGCCTGCAATCTTTTTCATCTTTGTATTTGCAATCTGTTTAGGCTGTCCAAATGGAGTGTTGTTTTCCATAAAGGAAAGATTATCCCATGTCTTACTTAGGAGTCCGTCATTTAATAGAAACTCCTTTTCACTTGCCATTGCATAGTTTTTACTGTTTCTTTTCATGCAGAAGTTACGGGTAAGCATGGATGCGGCTTTATATGAATACCCTTTTCTACGCCCCTTAATAACGGCAAGGTGGTTTCCTCCATCAATATCATCAATATCTACATCAAGTTGTAGGTTTTCATATGTTGTATCACTTACTCCATAGCGAGCAATATCTACGGACCAAAAGTAATCATAGTCCCAATCATAAAATCTAGGAGGCCCCATCTTTTTTTCATGACCCCCTAGTTCATTTTTAATAGCTCGATCTATTTGTGTAAAGTTCAGGTAAAAGTAATGATATCCTGTAATGGATAGATTACCTACAGAATACCCATTTAAGCAACGATCTCGTTGCTCTTCCCAATAATCGTAATAGTCTTTGGTTCCTTGTGGGGCTTTTGTATAGTATCCCTCATTAAAGAACCGAAGACCATCACGTTGTAGTTCTCTTGTGTTTGAAAACCTGTTATCCATGCACTACTACTTATTAAACTTATTCAGTGGAACACCGCCTCTTACATCTCCAGAGGCACCTTCTTGTTTATCTACACGTTCTCGTAGATCTTCAAGTGTGTCGACCACACCTCCTAATTTTTCAAAGTTACGAATAAGATCCTTTGTTGACCACAGTGGTTTTCCTTTATCGTCTCTTTCTTTTGGATCATATTCATCAAAATAGTCAATAAGCTTATAGATTGTATCTGTTGCCTTCTCAAGCATTTTTTGTTCAGGAGTCGTGGTCATTTCTTCATATTTCTTTTCTGCTTCCTGAATGACCTCATTAGCTTCCCAATCAGGGTCTCCAAAGAGATCTTTTTTAATTTGCTCTGCTTTCATGTCTGAACCATAATTTGCATAACTGGAATCCACATTATACATATGAAATAGATATGCAAAAATGCGTTCAGGTTTATCCTCATGTTCAATTACATCTTCAAACTCTTTAATTTTTGATGCCGCAGGATGAATCTCACCAACAACGGTGTTTCCCTCCTGAACTTTTAGTAGTTTCATGATGTAGCTTCTACATTTTGGATATCACGAATACAACCAAGAATCATCCCACAGTAATTTCTTGCAGTTGCAAGACAAATTTTTGCCTCTGCAAGATATGTATTGAGTTCCTGTGTTTCTATAGAATGATCGTTATATTGCTTACGTACTTCTGTAAGCCAACTAATACGTTGTTTCAATAACAGACGAATATAGTCCAGTGTTTCAATTTTTGTTCCAGAGAAGTCTAGATCATAATCGTCTTTATTTGTAACACTTTGAGGAATATGATTTGATTCTCCATTTCGTCTTTTTTCTGCTGCCTTTTCATATGGATTTGGTTCATCATTCATAAACTTGAGCATATTCCCAAGGTGCATTCGTGCTTCTAAAAGGTTATACTTTACTTGTTGTGCATAATTAAGCCAATCTAAAACTCTATTTTGTGTACCATTGCAATAAATACCACCTTCTACATCTAGTGCCCCATCTTTAATTTCTTGAATAAGTGCGTGTAGAAGATCTCGATCTTCTTTAATTGTCTGAATTACTGTCATTGTTTGATTCTTGTAGGTGTTTCCACCGCTTTTCTTTTACGTAAAACTTACCAAAATATGGAAGACGAACTGAGGGAAAGTCTCCCGTTTCCCGATTCCCACTAGCCATTAGTTCTGCTGTACGTGAGAACTGATGTTTAACTGCTTCTCGTATTTTATCTCTAGGAATATCTTGCTCATCTTCAATTCGTCTATAAATCTTCTCTCTTCGTACTTTACCTTTTTTACTCATTTGGATTTACTAAATGAATAAGAACTTTATCATCTGATGTTGGAATAAGAATACGATGAATTTCATACCCGTCATTTGTTTGTTTAATAGCCCCTTTCTTTTTTAGTCTCATAATATATGTATTCAGGGTACTAAAATCATCCCTTCCTAAAGACTCTGCTACTTGTTTCTTACTTTCTGTACTAAATGGATTAATATCTACGTCTGAATTATCAATGGTTAGTTTTGCACGCAAAAACTCCGTAAGAATACGAATTTCAGAGTCTGTAAGTCCAAAAATACCATTCCAGAGTTCAATATAATCCGATAGTTCTTTAATCGGTACTTTGATTTGTTTCATATTCCCAATTGATATCTATTTTTATCTTATCATCCTGTAATCGTAGTGTACATGATTCCTCATGTTCATTGAAGTTTTCTTTTACTTCTTGAAACTTCTTACTGTTTTTATACCAGTATGTAAGAAATAGTTCAAGATTCTGTAATACTGTCTGGTATAATTCAATTTTATCTGTGCTTTCTGCAATCTCCCCATTGAGTTCTTTTACAACCTCAACAGGGAGTATGCAGGAAAGCTTATCTGTGTTAACCTGTTTCAT